GTCTGGCTATGACCACATGGCTGATAGTTTAGGCTATTTAATTTTCAGAGAGTTCAATCCATTATTTGCAAGGTCGGGCAAACCTACAGGGATTAGAATATATTAAGATCATGGTATTATTGAGGCAAAACTGTGTATAGCTCACTAAATATTTACAACCAACCTGTAACCGTAGCTCCTACAACAGTTGTCAGTCCAAATGCGGCCTATCAACGCATGGCACAGTTTTGGGATTTGATAGCAGATTTAAAGGAAGGTACATATAAGATCAGGAGTGAGCATAGAAAATATTTGCCTCAGCTAGAAAGAGAAGTAGATGACAGCTATGACCGCAGACTTGCAAGAAGTACAGTAGTTCCATATCTCCAGAGAATAGAAAAGATGCTGTCAGGTATGCTGGTTAGAAAGCCAGTAAGACTTGATGATGTTTCTGATCTTGTAAGAGAACAGCTATTTGACGTAGATCTCGAAGGCAATGACTTGAATATTTGGCTTTATCAGACGGCAAGAACAGTTATATCATTTGGTCATTGTGGTGTTTTGGTAGATGCACCAAAGGAAGGAGAGAAGGCAAGGCCATACTGGGTGACATATAAGCCATCAGATATATTAGGCTGGAGGACTGAGATCATAGATGGTGCAAGGGTACTCACACAAGTACGTTTGTTAGAAAAGGTTGTTGAGCCAGATGGAGCCTATGGTGAAAAGAATATTACACAGGTCAGAGTGTTAGAACGTGGCAGATATGAGATACACAGGAAAGATGACAAGAGGGGTGAATATAAATTGTTTGAAGAAGGTGAAATGAGTCTTAAGGACAAGATTCCCTTTGCAGTGGCTTATTCAAACAGGGTCGGATTCTATGAAAGCCGCAGTCCCTTGTATGACATTGCAGAACTTAATCTAAAGCACTATCAGATCCAGTCTGATTTAGACAACATATTGCATATCAGTTCTGTTCCATTGCTTGCAGTTTTTGGCTATCCAAATGCAGATGAGATAACAACAGGCCCTAGTGAGGCACTATCACTGCCACCAGAATCTAGAATGGAATACATTTCTCCATCAGGAGATAGCTATGACAGCCAGTTCAAAAGGCTTGATGACATTAAAGAACAGATTAATACATTATCGCTGGCCGCAGTATTAGGACAGAAATTAGTAGGAGAATCGGCAGAGGCCAAGAGAATAGATAGATCGCAGAATGACAGCACAATGATGGTAGTTGCCCAGCAGATGCAAGACTTGATTGATAACTGCCTTAAGTTTCATAGCGAATATCTAAATGAGCCTAACGCTGGTAGCAGCTTTGTAAACAGAGACTTTGTAAGTACAAGGCTTGAACCACAAGAGATCCAGTCATTACTTGCATTGTTTACCTCTGGTACTATTAGTCAGGAGACATTATTGAATCAACTTTCTGCTGGAGAGATACTTGGTGATGACTTTGATGTTGAAGATGAAATCGAAACAACACAGAACGGAGGATTGACGGAGAGAGAAGAACCACCAGCCCCAGCGGAGGAGCCAGCGGACACAGAGGAAGAATGATAAATGTCCACACCAGAGGTATTTTTTAGGGAAACTATTGATCTAAATAGGTATTCAAATTCTGTTGCGTTAAAATATGTTGTTAATTACAACGAAATAATCTTAAATGCAGCAAAGCAGTTGAGAGCAATAGATCAAAGACAAGTCACAGAGATAGCAAAAGGAGGAGCAAGAATCATTGCACCGCAAACAAGAAAAAGATTAAGAGCCATAATAAAGCAATCAAAAGATAGTCTTGATACTTGGTGGCTAAGGTCAGCTATAGATATGGGAACAGAAATGCAAGGAGTCGCAGAATTGCAATCTGAGTTTATACAAAACGAATTAAAAAAAGTCACAGCATCTGGTAATGTTCCGATCAATAGTGTTGCAATCAGCGATAAGTATGCAGAGTCGGTAATAATGACTGACCCATCACAGGTGAACATATTTACCGACAAAGCTTTTACTGAGGATAATTTTAAAGAATTTGGATCTGGTAAATTCAAACTTACAGCCCAGCAGGGAGCATCAATCACACTTCCAAATGGCAACACAGTTAAAAAAGCATTTAGGGGCATAGCAGAGTCCTCAGCCCAAAAGTTAGATTTAGCAGTCAGGTCAGGAGTGTTTGCTGGTGAGACATTAGACCAGATTAGTAGGAGACTTATTGGCAGACTTGATTTTTCCCAGAAAGGAAACGTGAAACAGATTGCTTTGGCTGGTGGTGAATTAACAAAGCTGGCTAATCATCAAATTCAAACTATTGTTAGAACATCTGTAAATCAGGTCACAAATCAAGCATCACAGGCGGTATATGCAGCAAATAAAAAGGTTTCACCTAAATATGAATATGTGGCAACACTGGATTCTCGAACAAGTGCTATATGCCAGCGACTTGATGGACAAACATTTGACTACAATAATGGCCCAACACCACCGCAACACTTCAACTGTCGATCTACTACTGTCCCTGTTGTAGACTTTGATGGTTTGCAAAAGAAATATCCTAACCTTGAAAAGCCGCCAACAACACAGTTTGACACCAGACCATCAGCTACAGGCAGAGTTCCGCAAGGGACAACATACGGAAACTGGCTGCTAAATCAAGATAAAAAGCTACAAGTTAAAACTTTAGGAAGTGAGGGCAAAGTAAGAATATTTAAAAAATTGGCAAAAAGTGAAGGATCTGGACAGGCAGCATTACGAAAGATGATTCGCAATGATGGAACTGAAGTTTCACTTGCAAAGCTAAAGCAACTATATGGCAAGCCTACTGTGGTTAAGCGTAAGCCAACTGTTACCCCACCCAAACCAAAAGCAGTGGTAGGAACTGCTGTAGCATCTGACTTTATTAAATCAAAACCACTTAAAAAACTTACTGAAAAAGAATTACTAGCTGATCTTAAAGAATTTAGAGAGTATGACAGAAAGATACAAATATCAAGAGGCATTAAAAATCCATCTACAGGGCCAATAGATGCAAAGATTGAAAGATTAGAGCAAGGATTGAGTATAGAAAGAGCTATAGATAAGAACTCACCTATGTACAACGATTATTTGTTCTGGAAGCAAGGATTTAACAAAAAACCAGATAGAGTAAAAAATGTTCAAGCATTAAAAGATAGAACTGATTTGGTAAAAGGTGCTGATGGTGAAAATCTTTTAGTTTATAGGGGTGTTTCAAATGATAAGTGGTCTGACGAGTTTAAAGGTATTGGAAAGACTGGCGATCATTATTATGTCGGAAATGGCATCTATGGAAACGGATCTTATGCAGCGTCAAGAAATATTCATGGAACAAAAGCAATGGTTAAACAAGGCAATAAAAATGCTTATGATTTAGCTGAAAACTATACGAGTACTTATGGTTCAACTGTGACAGCGGCAGAAAAGAAAAAAAGAATTACAGCTTTTGGGATTAAAAAAGGAGCTAATTTAAAAACTTGGGAAAAAGGTGCAAGTACAAAAAGCTTAAAAGGCGCACACGCTTTCCCTGACTCTGACTGGTATAGACAAACTTTTAAAAAATGGGAAGATGAAACGATTGCAAAAGCAACAAAGCTGACAGGTTATAAAGTTAACACTGTTGGTGAAGCTTGTAGTATTTTGGGGATAGATGGATATCAAGTGCCTTTGCCTCTAGTTGATGAAGTAGGTGATAAATTAGTTCACTGGAATATGGACTATTGGGTAATTCTCAATAGATCAGCTATAGTAGTAAGTGATACTGTAGGTTTATGAATGTAGAAACTGTAAACAATTCAAGAGATTTAGCACAGATGATGACATCTTTGAATCTTGATATTGAAGCACGAAGAAAATTTATTGAAGCGGCTGGTAAGGCAGATGATTTTGTGTCTTTTGTTAAAGATGTTAATAATGGCAAAATATCTTTCGATTAAATGCCACTAAAAAAAGGCAAATCACAAAAGACTATCTCTGGCAACATACGTTTGCTGATGAAAGAAGGTAAGACATTAAAACAAGCTCAAGCAATAGCTTTATCAACTGCTAAAAAACGCAAAAGGAAGTAAGATAAAGTCAGCTACTTTTATTGCTATGCCATCACACTATGGATCAATGAAGCCAAAAGGCACAAAGAAAAAGAAACTTAAAAAGGGAGGCAAAAAGTAATGGGGTACAAGTTTACAGTACAAGGCGAGGAGCCTAAAAAAGTTAAAGAGACTAAAACCACTGCTAAAAAGAAAACTAAAAAGTGACTAAAAAACTAAGGCGAGTTCCAAAGGACAAAAAGACAGGTATTGCAAAAAAATACTTGTCTGGTTCTAGAAACAGGGCTGCGAAAGCTGCTGAAATAAAGCGAACTGCCGAAGCTTATAGAAAAGGAGAGTATATTGATATAAAAGCTGTACAAAAATCAAGGGTTGCCCAAGATGTCACAAAGAAAAAGAAGAAAACCACTAAGCGCAGCCGTAAAAAAAGCTCTTAAAGAGAAAGCAGACGGCACAAAGTTTTACTATGGTGAACTTGCAGAGGTTTATCGCAAGGGGCAAGGCGCATATTTATCTGGCGGCTCAAGAAATGTCACTATGCAAGCTTGGTCTTTTGGAAGGGTCAACAGTTATATGAGAGGCGATAAAGCAAGAACAGTAGACGCAGCTATCTACAACAAATACCAAAAAAGAAGATGAGACTTACCACAAGACAAAAGAACACACTTGCAAAGCACCAAAAGGCTCATGGTCACACAAAGGCTCACATGGACTAT